AGAGTTGGTTTACCAAGAGATAAATCATTGGTTGATGTTGCAGGTGACCCTAGGTTAAAATATACACAAGCTGGTTCAGGTACTATACAAAGATTTCTTTCACAAATAAATGTAGGAGAGGGTTTTGCTAGAACTAATAGGTACATTGTTAGAATTAATCCACCTACTAAAATAGAAACAGATAATAAAAACCTACCCCCTAGTGAGAGATTTAACGGTGTTGCTATAAATGAGTTAGAAGGCACACACATGATTGAAAATGTTGACATGATGTGTAGTAAAGTAACATTACCAAATAGAGATATAAACACAGAGTCACACCAAATGTATGGACCTAGAAGAGAAATGCCTTATGCTTATTCTTATTCAACTAATATCGAGTGTACATTTTATGGTGATAAGTTTTTAAGACAAAGACTATTTTTTGAAAACTGGCAGAGAAAAATTATTGATACGCAATCACACAATTTAAATTACTATGATAATTATGTTGGTAGTATGGACATTATGCAATTAGGTCAATTTGATAGTAAACAAGATGATGACGCTAGAGTTACATATGCAGTAAGATTATATGAGGTATATCCTCAAACAATAGGTTCTATGGACTTATCATATGGTGCTGATAATGAAATTGCAAGTGTGCCTGTGACACTTAATTTTAGAACATGGACAAACTTAACAATTGACCAAATAAATGGTGCAACGGTAGGTAAACCAAATGCTGGTGTACCTGAAATTAAAGCAAGTAAAGATTTTGGTTTGTTTAGTGGTATATTAGGTAAATTACCACCAGAATTTCAAAGAGCTGGTAGAGATGTTGAACAAGCAGTAACAAGAAACTTCCCTATCGGAAAAATATCAGGTGGTAGATTATATCCACCATATGGATAATATATTAACAAGGAGATAATATCATGGCATTGCCTATATTAGAAACAGCGACATATGAGTTGACATTACCATCAGCAGATATTGTTGTAAAATACAGACCTTTTCTTGTAAAAGAGGAAAAGGTTTTACTACAAGCGTTAGAGTCAGGTGAAGATGACGAAATTAAAAATGCAATTAAAGACATTGTGTCAACTTGCACATTTAACCAACTTGACGCAAGTTTATTGCCAACATTTGATTTAGAATATGTATTCTTACAAATCAGGTCAAAGTCTGTTGGTGAGATTGCTAACATAAGATTAAAATGTCCTGACGACAATGTGACTTATGTTACAAAAGACATTGACTTATCGAAAGTAGAGGTACAAGTAGATGAAAAACACACAAACAATATCTTGATTGATGAAGCAAAACAAATTGGTATGATTATGAAATACCCTACAATAGATACAGTTGACCCTAAAAAGAATGTAAAGGGTATGAGAACTGAACAGGTATTTGATATGATTGCTGGTTGTGTTCATCAAATTTATGAAGGCGAAAAGAACCATAGTATGAGTGATTATTCAAGAGAAGATTTACATAAGTTTATAGAAAACTTAGATAGAAAATCTTTTGATAAATTAAATAATTTTTTTGATACAATGCCTCAATTACAACATGAGGTAGAAGTTGAGAATCCTGAAACTAAGGTGAAAAGTAAGATAGTGTTGAAAGGGGCACAAGATTTTTTCGTATTGCCCTCTCTCACGACAACTTAGAGAATCTCTTTAAGGTGAATTTTGCTTTAATGCAACATCATAAATATTCTTTGACTGAATTAGAGAATATGATACCTTGGGAGAGGGAAATATATGTAGATTTGTTAACTACGCACATAAAAGAAGAAAACGAAAAGGCTAAGGAGAGGGCTAGAAGATAATGGCAGATGAAGAAATAAAGGTTGCAGAACCTAAACAAAAAATACAAGTTGATTTAGAAGTTGATACTTCAATCAAAGACCTTGGTGTAAATCCATATGCTAAATTGATACATATGGCAAGAGCTGTTGACGCTTGGAGAATATTTCCAAGATTATTCTTAACAGTTTACATTATTCTATTATACAAATGTGTAATATGGTATATGAACTTAGGTGCTCCGACTATGGAACAGAGTGGGTTAATCAGTATCGTTGTTGGTGCTGGCGCTGCCTGGTTTGGTCTATACACAGGTACAAGTAAAAGTAAAAAATAATGTCAACACAAAACGCCTTACAATTAGCCTCAAATATACAGAGTAGAGTTGGTGGAGCACTATTAAGTGTTAATAGTATGTTACCACCACCTGAAGCTGCAGCTGCAACATTGCAAGCTGGTGGCGGTTCACTAGGTGTTTTCTTATTAAGAGACCTTATAAATTTACAAGACAAGACATATCAATGTGTTGAAAAAGTCGCACACATTTTAAATTCACAATTAGATTTAGCTGAAGACGCAAAAAGAAGAGCAAGAGACCAGGCAGCTGAATTAAAAAAAGAAAAGAAACCTGTAGGTGTGCCTACTGTAGGCAGGGACCCTAAAACAGGAAAATTTACAAAATTAAATGACAATTTAGATGACATAGAAGACGCAGTTAATAAAGGCACAATTGCAGATTTAATTACAGGTGGTTTGACTGCTGCCATGTTGGCACCCGGAGCATTAAAGAATTTAGGTAAAGGTCTTGCTAAAAGATTATTAAAAGGCGGGTTATATGGTGCAATAGCAGGTTTTGTTGCTAACCCTATTATAAATTATGTTGATGAGAATTTTGATTTAGAATTATCTGAGGACGCTAAAAAAGAAATCAAATTAAGTATGATAGGAGCTGGAACAGGTTTTGCTCTTGCAGGTATACCAGGTGCCATAATTGGTGCAACAGCACCTATGATTGGTAAGGTTGCTTCTTATATTGCAGGTAATTTAAATGCAGACCAAATAAAAGATAAAGATTTTGCAGGCACAGCTATAGCAGGTGCAGCTGCTGGTTATTGGACAACTGGTAAACTAGCAGGTTTAATGGCAATGTCAAAATTTGGTTCGGTAAAAACTTTAGGTTTAGCTTTAGGCGCAACACCAGTTATGATAGGTGTTGGTGCTGCTGTAGCACTAGGAGTTGGTGCAGCTTATCTTGCTAAAAAGATTGATGAATACCAAGAATTGACTTTAGACAAATTAGATAAGACAACAAAAAAATTAGATAAAGAAATGGGAGAGTGGGCTGCTAGAGAAGAAGAAGGTTTATTTGAGAGAATGGGTATTAATCTTGGTAGACTATCAGCATTAGGTGAGGCAAAAGTGGCGTCAGCAGAAGCATTTGAACAAGTAGGTCAAAACAAAGAAAAGTTTTTAGCTAATACTGAAATGCAATCAAAATTATCTGGATTAGCAGGTGCAATGTTAAGATATAGTGATGACGCAATTACACAAATATTACAAGACCAAACTAAATCAAGAAACTTCCTTAACACAGTAGAAAACATTAAAGCAATTGCAGCTAATGGTGGTTTTGGTGAAGATAGTGCTGATATATTTGAAGCATTTTCAGCGTTTAGTGATAGAGTACAAAATCATGCTATTAAGATGGTAGAGTCAGGTGGAGATATTAGTGGTGTAGGTAGAGATGTTGCAAGAAATCAACATGTGGGCATGCATGACCGTAATTTAGGTGGCGATAAATTAGAAAACCTTAAAGTATTACAAGATAAATTACCTCCTCTTGAACAAGAAAAACTTGATATTACTAAAAAATTAGAGGCAGAAAGAGTAAAATTACAAAAATTAAATGATGAGGGTGTGTATGCTAAATTGTTTGGTGAAAACGAAGCAGAATTAACTGGCGACAGAATAAAAGATTTAGAAAAATTATTAAAATCTAAAGAGGGTCAAATAGGTCGTATTGAAAATAGTATGAATAATTTAGGTACTATCAACGGTATGTTATATAATTTAGACCAGTTAAGAGAGTTATATAAAGATAACCCAGGTAGATTGCAGGAGATGATAGAGAGAAGTGTAAATCAAAGTGGTGCAGATTTTATGAAAACACAACAAGAAACTAAAACAGATAAAAATGATGGCATTAATACAGCTGTATCGAGTCAAACGAATGTATCGAATAATGCTGTTCAAAATAATTATGTTGAGAAGTTAAATATACACGGTGACCCCTATATTGCAAGAGAAGGATATTCTTACGGTCCCTAATATTGACCAAGGTCTTTTTCAGTAATAATCTTAAATTGCATACCATTATCTTCACAGTATTGTTTAGCGGCAGACCATTTAGCCTGATTTTTAATATACTCAAATGATTCTCGCATATACGATTTTGTTTTCTTTTTTGGCGGCTTGGGTTTTAATGCTTGGCGATAGGGTTTTATTTCAATCA